CTGAAGTTTCTAGATGGATCTTCCTGAAACCTGGTGCTTTCCACATTTCATTTTTAATCCATCCAGCTTCAAAATCAATATGCTCACAGTCGCATTCCAAAGGTTCAACTCCATCAAATGATAGAGCTGCATTCCTGATCAAATCAGCGATCTTTTCACGGACCATAACGAAATCATATTACACATACTATCTAGGCACTAAAGCAATCTGCTCCAATCAGAAGTGTACCTTCTTATATTGGTGATCATATTACCAACATCAGTCGCTGCATCAATGACTCTATCTAAGGTATCCACATTCTCGTTACGATTACGACGATTGACAACACTACGTGCACTTCTTATGGTTACTTCATCAGTAGTCCAGTCAGCAGTATTCTTAATAGTGGTACCAAGACGGAATCTCTCTAGGTAGAACTGTACATCCAATTTCAATAGTGATGTATGTTCGTTAGACATCTGTATAGTACTAACATTATAAGGGAAGCAACCAACTGCTCTCCACTGTGCTGTTATCTTATTATCTCTTATCTGTCCTACTCTCTTATTACCGTCAACAAATCTCGTTACAAGGTTAGATCCAGGCTCATACTTATTAATGAGAATATCTGAAGTGTACTTATCATAGAACATACTTCTGTTTTCAGTATCTCTACTAATACCATTCATCCATCTTTCAAAGAAGTTTCTATGCCATTGGTTCTTTGTTATTATAAACTGTATATTTAAATCTGTAGGTGTCTGTTGTGTAGCATATCTCCTCATCGATCCAAAGTTTGTTACTTCACCAGACATCATATTCCTTGATGGTACCGTAACCTGATCAGCAAAGAAGTCTATAGCAGTATAATAAGAGTCGGCACCTCCAAACTCATTCAAATCATAGACTAAAAACGGTGGTATAGATATCATCACCGTGTACATATTTGAGCGTGCTGGCTCAAACGCTCCTGTCGCAACGGTGTCTTTAAATCTTGTAAACGAAATTCCCATTAGTAAACGTGTTTCGATGGAATTGGTATATTCCTACCATTAATAGTAGTAACAAACTGTTCACAGGGGATCAACCCCACATCAGGCCACTCAGTACTGGGTACGTCATAAGTAGCGGATAAAACATTCTTTCTCAAGTATTTATGCAAGGTTTCCTTGGGTACTATCTTATTACCAGAAGCTAAGTCTGCACCAACGATTGTTCGGTACTCTGGTTCAACATAATGTAGGTTACCACCCCAGAAGTGAGTAGAGTCTTCTCCTAAGATATAAACCAAGGGATATACGTCCCAAAACCTATACCTTTCACCATATTCTGCTCTATATGTGAAGAAAAGCATTCTTCCAATAGAACCAGGCTCAGCAGATGGTGTCATTCCCTCCAATCCGTATTGAAATTGACTCCTCCACCAAGATGGTGCTTGAGATTTACCTTCTGCTAGGTCTTTAATGTCTTCGAATAGGCTCATAGCCCTAAATCGTGCTCTGTTAACACCACAAACTCCATCTTACGGTCTTTAGCATACGTTGTAGCAGCTTTCCACTTCGCCTGGTTAATACTATAAACTCTTATTTCATTAAGGTATTGTTTAGTTACCTTTACCTTAGGTTTTGGTCTTTTAGTCTCTTTAAAAGGTTTAACTTCTATAAGATATTCTTTAATACCAGTACCTCTCAACTTACCTTTAACATAGAAATCTGGGAAATATCTATGTGGTCTCCTGTCTACAGGTGAGATATAAGGTACAATTATCTCTTCTGAAGACCACTTTACAACGTTAGAATTCACGTCACACCAAAGCATTACTTTCTTCTCCCAAGAAGATCTATAAATAATGTTTGTAGGATCACCTTTATACTTGCCTGGGTTACTAGGTTTGAATCTTCCTGAGTAAGTTTTTCTCTTCGGCATATGTCAGATGCTCCATTAGTATATCCAAGATCAATTCCAACACAAGTACCTGGTGGGGATTCAATCAGTGCAGCCATCACTGATAGAGATGCCTATGAAACTAAAGTAGTGGATTACTTGGTAATAAAAGTATATAGTTCAGATAAGGGCAATCCTTACAAACACATTGGTGGCAACAATAGTGGTGAAGGTGCTCTATATAAGACTATTTATTTGTATTTACCCCAAGGACTAAAAGAAGAATACGGTGCTGAGTATGCAAGAACTACTCTAGGTGCTGCTGGTCTTGGTGCCATAGGTATGGTTAACTCTGCTATGGCTGGTAATGCAGGTGGTAGAAAGGATATGCAAGGTAATATGGTTCAAGCACTGCAACAAACTGCTGGTGCTGCTAAACCAGAATTTATTATGAATGCTGTTGGATCTGCTATCGGTACCGTAAACAGTGCATTGGGATTACAGGCAGACGGATTAGATGCCAACTCAATATCTGCACTAACAACTAAAAAGATTTTTAACCCATATCAAGAAACAACATTCAGAGGTACAACTTATAGATCACACAACTTCAACTTTAAGTGTGTACCAAAGAATCAACAGGAAGCTAGAGAACTGTATAGGATAATACACGTCCTACGTAAAGCAATGTTACCTGGAACAAATGATGGTACACCTGAAGATCTCAGGTTTGATGATGAGGGTGGAGAATTAACATCTGAACAAACTGCAAAGATTCTTGGTAGTGAGTCAGGTGGTGGTAGTAACCGTTTCCTTACAATACCTGACTATATGAGGCTAGGTATCATAAGGGTAGAAGGTGCTCCTAATGAAGATGGTGATTTAGATCTAATGGCAGGACAACCTGCAAGACTATCTAGAATTATGCAATTTCCTTTGAAATGTGTATTAACCAACCTTAGTATGGATCTTACTCCTGATGGTCCTTACAACTCATTGAAAGATGAATATGATAGTGGTGTGGATTATGGTCCTGCTGCATTTAACTTGAGTTTAAACTTCGATGAGACTGCATTCCTCACCAAAAACGAAATAAAGTACTAATGGCATATTTTAAGTACCTACCTAAGGTATACGTCCGTAATAAGACTAGGGTTGATGGTTTTCAACCTTACCAACTTGCGGTTAATATATTCAGAAGGATCAAAATCCGTGATGAACTTCAAGGTGCTCTATTAGGTTTCATCCAATATGAAATTGGTGAAAATGAAAGACCTGATCAAGTAGCATACAAGTTCTATAAGGATTCTGGTCTAGATTGGGTCATATTGCTTGTTAACAATGTAATTAACGTGAACCAAGACTGGCCAATGAATCGTGAGGATCTCTATAAGTACGTTGAAGATAAGTATGGTTCAGTAGAAGGTGTTAGACACTATGAGACTTTAGAATACTTACATACTGATGGTAGTATACTATTAAAATCTGGGTACCAGGTACCTGAAGATTTCCAATATATCAAACCTGATGGTAGTATCGTACCTGCAGCATCAAGTCGCATACCTGTGTCATACTATGCATATGAGAGTGAAATTAATGAAACTAAGAGAAATATATACCTGCTTCGTCCACAATATTTGACTGATTTCATCGCTGAGTTCAAGAAACTAGCAATGTACCTTCCCAACGCAGAAGTTGATGAGAAAGGATACAAAAAGACTCAGGGATCTCTTGCAGAAGAATTTATCGGTTTACCCAAATACAACAAACCCAGCCAAAGCACTGCTTCAACTGGGTCTGCGTCTGGTGGTGGTTCTAGTACCGCCCTTGTAAGTAAGGGTTCAACCTAGAAACACCAATTATCGTCTTTATAGATGTAACAAGGTACTCCGTGATGATTGTACTTGTTAGGTCTGAATACTGGTGTCGTTTGGTACCAGGGTAAATAATGCGTTTCACCCCAATGATGGTGATGGTGTCGCCGTGGTCTATGTCGTTCTACTCGTTTATACCAGCAATTCCATCCAAATTGAGGATCTTTGACACAATGTGATGGAGCGACTTCTGCTCCGTCTAGAGTTGGTTTTACCCAATTTGTAGTCTTGTGGTGAGCTTGAACAGGAGCTGCTAGAAAAGGGATTGCCAAAAGTGGGAGAAATTTCATAATGTGACCTCATTACCGTGTCTTGTACCTATTGTACCACGAACAAACACATCAAAGGCTATGCAATAGCGACAGTTTGTGGATTGGTTGGATTCTGCCTTGTGCATCAACTGAGATGGGAACACAAAGAGGTCTCCTGGCTTAGGTTGGAACCTCTGGTGCTTTGCAGTGGCATTAGTGTAACCTAATGTATCAGGTTCTAAAACCTGTAGAAAACAGTTTGGATATAATCCCGTTTTATCAAATAGGAGGTCTCCACTGTTCGGTTCTGTCTGTATATAGTATATTCCACTCCATATGGCATTAGAGTGAGTATGAAAATCTGAGTAATCCCCTTTATAGTGCAAAACCACCCAAGATCGCACAATTTCGATAATTACGTTAGGTGCGACTAAAAGGTGATTTCTTAAATATCGGGAAATTCCCTCAAAAACGTGATTTTCGAGTTCTGGGAATTCCTTCAATATTTGCTTATTACAGGATATGCTCTTGGTGTTACCGTGAGCACCCATACGTTCATACTTGATTTTTTCATCGACAAACGAAAGGGTGCCGTCAGGCACCCCAATATTCTCTTCCCATACAGGAACTGGAAAAAGTTCGTGTAGCATTAGTCTTCCGAAGCTAATTGCTGAAAGTAGCTCAATGCATCGTCTTCCGATTGTGCAGATACTGCAGCTTTTGTCTCTGAGAAGTTTTCAACCCCCTTTGTCCAACTCTCTGCTGCTGGAGCAGGATTGGATCCAAGGGCATTAATCTCTCCTTCGGACTCCTCGGTTTCTGCGTCGTAGCTTTTTGGTTTGACAGCTCGACCCAGAACCGCTTTAAGACGACCATCAAGCTCCTCATAAGTTTTGAAGTTCGAATCATCTGTGAACTCCGCTAGTGAGTGAGCCTTGTTAAAGATCTCCTCAAGCTGTTCATCATCGAACCCACCTAGGGTACCTGGAGCAGCGAAGCAAGAATCATCATAATTCCAGTAACCTGCTACCTGCTTGATTTTGAGTTTAAAATCAGCACCTGACCATAGGTCAAATGGGTTTATCGCTGGTTGTGGATCATAATCGTTCTCGTCTGGCTGCATACGTGCAGACAACTTGTCAAATATACGCTTTCCGAACTTGTATAAAAATACTTGTCCCTCATTCTCAGGATTTAATGGATCCTTGACGACATAGATGTTAGCGTAGTAAGAAAGCTTACGCTTCTGCTTACGTGCTACGTCCTTGTCCTGTTCTCTACCACTGTTCCACAGTGTACTATTGTGTGCACATACAGGGCATTTTTCACCCTTAGTAGTTGGACAATTCTCAATCAACCAACCACCAGGTCCTTGGAATGCGTGACTCCAAACTTGTGCCCAAGGTAGTTCTTCTGATTGCTCTTGAGGAATAAACCTTAAAATTGCAAATCCGTTACCAGATTTGTCAACACCTGGTTTCCATAGTCTCTCGTCGGTTTGCTTACCAGAGCTATTGAGTTTCTCTATCTCTTTAGTGAGATTTTGAAACTTTCCAGACTTTTTCTTTAGTGTTGCGAATGACATAATTAGTCCTTTGTAGTGTTTTGTTTGTTTTTACTACCCATTAAGGGTAACGTACTATTTATACATTGTCAAGCTGCTGTTTCCATTCGTTAAGTTTGATTTCCATATCAGTCAGGACAGTGTGAATATCCTTTCCCTGACTGTATATTTTGGTCATCTCATCGAGCCTGATCTTGATGTCTCGTGCTTCTTTATCCTCCAATGCTAACAGTGATATTCTAGCATAAAATACCTTCTGTTTAGCTATTAGTTCTATCGTTTTTTCTATATGTTCTCTCTTATCCTCCTTCTGCATTGTTGGGAACTTTAGAGAGAGATTGTACAGGTCTTGATAGAGCTGTTGCATCTCATCCATTTCATTACGGACTACTTCAGATTCGTAAAATCTTTCGCTCATAATGGTAACACTCCTCGTGATGTCTTCTTAACAAAATTAAGTTGCTGTGCATTATATTTAATCTTGTCCTTCAGTGGTCTTGAGATCAATTTGTTTACGGTTTCCACCTCAATCTCATACTCATCACAGACTACGACAACTGCATCAATGTAGTTTACTAGTCCGTCACTGTTTTTCACAACCTCCTCTACTAAACCAGAGAATTTTGCTTGTGTCATAAATTTGTCTTGAAGGTCTTTCATTTAGTTAAGTTCATAAATTCAGTGATGTACTCTTTAAGTAAAGTATGATAATAATCTAAGTCATACTTCTGTATAACTTGAGTAGCACCATCTTCAATAGCGATTAAAGTTACTATCTTGTCAACCTTAACACCGCAACGTTCATAATACATTACAGCATAAGCAGTCTCTTGTACAAAATAGTTCTCAATCCATTCTTCTTTCTTCTCTCTAGTAGCAGTCTTGAAATCGATAACAGCTAGTTCACCATCGAACTCTGCTATGCAGTCAACACGACCAGCAACCCGAAGATAATCGCTGTATAAAGGACTTTCCAGAAGGTGTATATTGTCGATCCGATCCAAGATTTTCTTAGTAGATTTAAAAAGAAAAGTGCTAAGAGGATGCGTATCATCGAAAGGTACTGGATCATTCTTCAGGTAACACTCTACCATAGAATGATATCTGTTACCACGATTTGTTGCGAGAGAGCTAATACGATTAGCTTCTTTCTCACCTACTCTCTTTCTCCATTTTAGTATACCATCCTTCTTTCGATGCCCTGTCACTGTAGTGACGGATGGATACCATTTACCTTCACTAACATTATATAAACGAAGACCGTCACGTTGGACGGCATTCATCTCAGTTAGTGGAACTGGTGGTCCCACAGTCTTAAACATAATTACATTCCCAGTTGGATTTTGGCGAGTAGGTACTCTTTTACAAAACCAGATCTAACGATGTCTTGTATATCGAATTCGATACACTCGAATGATGGCATTGTTTTAAGAATCTGCATAAATTCTAGCACACCATTACGCTCGTTGGTTTTTTGTAGATCAGTCTGTGCGTGATCACCTGAGAAGATGATCTTACAGTTCTGACCAACTCTGGTTATTATACTATCCAACTCGTGAAAATTCAAGTTACTGAATTCATCAACGATTATTACACAATTATCAAACGTGGTACCACGTATAAAACTTGTAGACCAGAAGGATATGGTTGATTGATTACGCAGGTTATCATAGAGCATCTCAAATGATGCATCATCTGGCATCTCAAACATATACTTCACCATATTCTTATATGGTATCTGATATAGATTTGACTTGTCCTCGTGATCACCTGGTAAGAACCCAATCTCTCTGGTAGGTACCAAGGAACGAACCATATACACCTTCTCATAAGGTGAGGTTGGTTCTAGAACCTCCTTCAGTGCAAGAAATAAACTAATAAAAGTTTTACCTGTACCAGCAGCTCCGTGTAGTACGAGATTCTTACCTTCAGCATAAGACTTAAAAACCCTATCCTGATTGTCAGTTAGGGGTTCTATAGTCTTAAGATATTCTAAATTGATTGGCTTCTTTCTCTTCATTACCCTAGCGGAACCGTTTCCGTTGGCTGGCTTACGCTTTCTTGCTGGCATAATTAAATAAAACGACTCAAGTTTGCTTTTGGATGAGCACTCTGGATCTTAGACATTACATCCTTGAATCCATCGGACTGTTTAGGTTTACCATACATTGTTTTAGGTACCTGGTTACCAAAGTACCGATCCAATTCAGGGTGTTCCTCTTTATATTTATCGAGATCGTGGATAGACATAACCTCTTCGGTTATTTCTCCAGTCTCTTTGTTTATAAAATCGTAAGTAGGCATTTTTTTAACTATTTAGTAGTTAGGAGGGCATTAATCGATCCTTAGGCACGGTTGGATATCTCCCCAACCGTCGGGGTACTCCTTCTCATATCCACAATCGCAATCCTGTTCGGCATCGGGACACCACCCTAGTGCCTTGGAAATGATTGGGAAGTTGCATATGAAATGGTCACGACATAAGCCAGCGACATCCATATGTTCTTTCTGGGTACCGTGTCCTGTCCTTAGAGTAATGTAATGCATCCAACTACGTGCACTACCTGTCATATACAAACGAGTTGGTGTTGCTAACGGGAGAACAAATCTCGCACATTCCTTCGCAACACCCTCACGTATGAGTTCATCGTATAAATCCACCCCTTCAGCAAAGTACCTTGAGATCTTGCTCTTAAGGAATTTCGTCTGCGATTCATCGAGATCATCTATAGAATTCTGCCTGTTCTTTTTGTCCTGTCTTCTCAGTTCAGGTGGTGCAATAGTGGTACCGAGTAGTTCAGTGTTAGCATATCTCTGACTGAACTCTTGGAAAGTAAAACTTCTATGCCTCAGGATCTGTGCTGCTAGTCCTCTAGTAGTGTTGATCTCTAGGGTCATATGTGCTTGCTCAAACACGCTCCAATGACCGTGTTCAATACAATAACCAAGAAGTTTATCCACTTTAGGATTCTCTTGGTTCTTAGGGTTGGATACTCTTGCGATGTATCCTATAGTTTTTTCAGCGTCAGGAGTGACGGAAACGAGGCATACTTTTGTCATAATTTAGTCATTCCAGTGGCGAATAACTCCACTAATAATAAAACTGTTAGTAATAAGATAAGTTAAAAAAATGAAAGATCTTACAAGGACAATAGAATTATCATACCTCTTGGTCTTTTCGTCAGCGAAACTACCAAGTGCATACTTCCATATCCTCCATAGTCTAGTCATTCTTAAAGCACCTGCCAATAACGATCAAGCAGAATGCCTGTAAATAATTTATGGTTTGCAATCCAAAGATTGCTGGTACACTCCAGTTCCATACGAACATAAGAACTAGAGGTGTGAGAAACAAAGAAGCAGCAGCTTTACCTGCTTCTTCGGAAGTCATAACAGGTTCCTTCTTAGGTTCTTCAACCTTAGGTTCCTCAGGAGGCTTGACACCCTTCTTATAGGTGTACATTACTCCTCTTCTTCCACTGGCTTCCGCTTGCGTTTCTTTTTCTTGGGGGGTTCTGTCTGGGTTTGCCATAAGCTTGGGTTCACTCTGCCATCAGATTGTTTAAAGTTTCTGAAGCCTTTTTTGTATCTATCATAGTAATAATCAAACATCTCTACCTGCGATTGAGGTATGCATAGATCATAGCATATCCCCTCGCCCTCTGCTTCATACTCTACGAGGTAGGCAGTGTACGGTAACTTTGTATCCTGAGCATCCTCAGGCTTACAATTAGATTTGATTATTCTCATCTACCTCTTCCACCCCAGTTAATAGTGGGGAACGCAGACTCTACTACTGCTTTAGTAATACGGTACTTTGATTGTAGGTTCTTATCCTTTACAAGACAGACTACTTCTGCCTCTTCTGGATGAAGACCTTCCAGCAATTGAATAAACATATTCTCTTTCTTTATCATCGAGAGGTTATCAGCACCCCCTTCAATAAAGTAATAGAATTTACGTCCTTCAGTTTCCAAACGAGTATGTTCGGTACCCATTGGTGCTGGATTGGGTCGGTATGGCACTTCACCTTCAGGTAGTACCGACTTAACAGACTCATCAAAGTTCCAAATGAATAGAGAACGCAGTGTTTGACTGTTGTTCGCTTTAAGTACTTTGATTTTCTCTGCCTTAGTCTTAGCACTATGTGCTTTCTGAAGGACCTCTGAGATTAATAATTTCATAATTAATTGACGGTTTAATCTTCATCCTGTTCTATTGTATCATCTTGCTCGTTGAATGACAAGTATAATAACTCTGTCTGATCAACGTTACCTTGTTCGTCTAGCATTTCAGGGTGCGTAATCGCTTTAGCGTACGCTGCATTGTCTAAGTATGCATCAACATAATCCTTAGTTAACCAAGAAACTAGTCCCCCTAGAATGAATGCTCCGAACAGAGCGAAAGTGTACAATGACTGGATCATTTCCTCGAACATCGGTCTCTCCATATAGTACGGTTGACAACAAAAAACAGACCTCAATTCTGTTTCTATTTAGAGAAGTTGCTGTGACTTGAAGTAACTTATTGTCTCATTACATCCACCTCTATTGGTACCATCCACAATTAACTGTGGGAAGGTGGAACCGTGTCCGAATTCATTATAGAATTGCTCTCTTGTAAAATTCCTGTCGAGGACGTACTCTTTATACGGCCAACCTTTTAACTTATATAACTCTGTAATCCTACTACAAAAAGGACAACCTGGTTTCGAATAGATGGTTGTATTTCTAGGTGCTGCCATAGATCTTTAAGGTAAGTGTACATTAAACGCAATGGAATAACGAGGATCATCTGTCCTGTTAGGTTCTGTCTGGTGTTCTAACCAAGACGGAAATAGTATAACAGATTGTGGTACAGGATCAAAGTATATTCCCTCTTCCTCACATCCCCAGAGACACATCTTTGCAAATGGATTGGGGTTATAAAAAAGAATTCCTCCCTGTTCAGGTCGAGTCTTATGGTAATACACACCAGATATAGTCTGACCTGCGTGCGTATGACGTACGAAATTCTTCCCTTTAGGACAAATATTTATCCAAGACTGACTGATTTCCCAGCCACCCTTCAACGGTTCTATGTATGCACTCGCAGAGTCTGGTACCTGCTGACTTATGGACTGAACATATTCTTCTATCTCTTCCCCAAGAAAACTCGTTAGCTTGGGCATTAAATGCTTCTTAAACAGCTGCAAAAGATGCTGCTTGCTATGGGTACCGTGAATGGTTTCCTGCATAGCATTGGGTGACATATATGATACGCTTGACCAGTCTTGGGTCTCATTCAATAAAGAAATGAGATCATCAATCTCTTGAATGATCTCACTGTCTTGGTGCTCCTTAGGATGTACTTTTATTGGGAACAAGTTCATTCAACGATTCCATTTTGATAAATTGTTCATTCAAATTATAGAATAACTTATAGTTGGTTGTGTTAACCCAATAACCTATGATGTCACTTCCATCACAGTTATATCCATAACCTGTTAACGGTTCATTGACACCATCAATTCGGAAATGTTTCTTACCACCCAAGTAGTTGTGAAATTTTTCGTCTAAGTTAATCATCTTGGACCTCCTTTAAACGAGTCTGACAGAATTGTATGACCTCATCACGGTACTGTAAGAGTTCGTCATAGCATTCTTGGTTGCGAGCACAGTTCCTGAGTCTATTGTCAGGCTTGTGTAGGCTCTCCATCAGGAGTGTCCACCCCGCTTGTTTCTGTTCCTTGGTCGGCATTTTCTCCCTGTGTTAGTTCGCTAACATTATATAGGGTTCCATCGATGCGGTCAAGCTCACCTAACATACTTCTGAAATACTTTTTGTTTTTCTTAATCTTTTTCTTGACCGTAGCAGGATCATCCTCGTGTTTCTTAAGGATGTTTGCAATCTTTTTGAGTTCTCTCTGGGACTTAGCCAAACGACGATCCCAGAATGCTTCAGGTTGTCCAATCATTGTGCATCATCAATAATAATGTTGTAGGTTTTGAACTGGTCAGTCTTACCCCTACTCATATTACTATACCATACCGTAGAGTTTTTGTTGTGTGACTGCTCGTAGATACCCCACTTAGCAGTACGTGTGACGTAACCAGTCTCTGCGTTCTTAATTCTAATCTTAGAGGGGAGTAAACGGTTGTTAGGGAAGTACGGAGTTTCAATCATAGTACCGTCAGAGTCACCTGCTTGTGGGTCTGGGAACTGGAAAGCATATTCCTGTCCATCCTCATACCCTATACCATAATCAACAATACTATCCAGGTACCAACTGAATGTGTACCCTACTCTACTCTCTGGAACTCCAGGTGTATTAGTTAGTGAAGGTTTGTACACCAACTGTGCTCTAAATCTAGCAACAAAGTTCTGAGAATACAACCCCTTGGGTAACCGAACATCGTGATAGAAATTAACTGGTTCACCAGCAGCAGTCTTCCTCTGCCAGTATTGTATCAAGGTACAAGGTTCACCACGTAGTGACTCAACAGAATCAGCAGTGTCTTTCAGATCAATAGTAAATAAATGTTCTGCTAGTGTACTGCAATGTGAATCATAGTATGTAGATGACTGTACACCTTGAGCAACCATCAATACTTTAGCTGGTGGCAGACCATACTCATTGAGTTCATTGTCTTCTAGTATACTCTGGAAGGATAGTGACTGTACAATACCTGTAGTAGGACAAT